TACTCATAGGTCAGGGCGAAGATGTCAGGCTTGCACGGGTAGTGCTCACCCTTCACGCCAGTGATGATGTAGTCGCCGGGGGTGACGATGTGAACGCCTTCTAACGTGTCAATCAAAGCACGGCTGGTGTGAGTGCTTGTGCGAACAGCAGGGTGGTCGCCCATCTTAAACCACTGGGTGGCCTCGATGACCACGGGCTTCTTGCGGAACTTCATGTCTGTGTCCTTTGTGTTTGGCCATAGCGCGACCCCAAGACTCCTGACCTGCAAGGGATCTTCAACCATCCCGAGGGACTGTTGCACGCTGAACGCCATATTCCGTCTATCGAGCGCCCGTATCGTGGGCTGGTCGCTGAGGTCAGTTTGTGTTGCTCGTTTTCGTGGTCGCTATGGAACGCCACCGGCATCGGGGTCGCGACTGCAATGCCATCGGTATATGAGTGCGGCCCCGACATTGGCCCATTAGCTAACCCGCTCTGAGGGTCGCATAGAAAACAGAAAAGCCGTTTACTACTGCCCCCTGTAGGAACCCCGCGAGCGGAGAAGAGGCATGAGTAAACGGCTTTCAACTGTCGCTTCCTACGGCAACGGCTCAATTGTGCCACAGCTTTTTCAGATTGCATAGGGGTTGACGCGACGAACGCGCCCGGTGTCGGCGTAGTCGTCCTCGTCCCAGTCCTCGTTGGGCGGTGGGTCGATGTCCAGCCACCCGGCGTCGCGCAGGTAGCGCAGGGCTTGGGTGCAGGCGTCGACCAGATCGTCGTGGGTCGTCTCAGGGAAGCTGCAGATCTGGCTGACGAACCCCTCGGCCCAGTCCTTGACGTAGCCCTTGCGGTTGTCGCTCTCCGGTATCCACACCCGGCCACGGGCGATGATGTTGGACACGATGTTCAGGCGCTGGGTCTTGTCCGCCCGTCCGGGGTTGTACGCCCTGACCGGCAGGTGTGCACGCTGCAGGTCTTGGATCAGGCTGATGCCAGCGCTCTTGTCCTCGATCAGCAGCAGGTCGACGCGCTTGCGGTCCTTGCCCTCGCCGAAGACGGTCTCGTACTCCTCGACCACCTTGGGGCGCAGGTCGGGGTACATCATGCGCTCCTGCCAGCAGTCGATCACCATGACGGACATCGGGCCGTCCTGCGGCTTGAACACGCCGAAGGTGATGCAGGCGGTCGGGTCGTTCTGCGCCTTCTCGCTGGTGGCCACGTCGTAGGACTGGATGATGTACTCGAACTTGGGGAAGGCGCGACCGGCTGGCCAGAGCTTGAACATGTCGCGCTTGACGATGCCGCCCTCCTCCGGGTCGATGATCTCGGCGTAGATCTCCTGTCGCCCCAGCTTGGTGCCCTCGTACTGCAGGATCTGCTTGCGGAAGTTGTCGGACAGGTTGTCGATGTTGGCGTAGGTCGAGGCGGTGGTCAGCACCACGTCGTCACCCTCGCGGCCAATCAGCTCGATGATCAGGTCCTTGGGCCGGGGCGTGGTGGTGCAGATCATCCGCGTGCGCTTGCCCAGCCGCATACCGAACTGGATCTGGTCCCACGCCTCTTGCAGGTAGTCCCATGCGGCCAGCTCGTCGCACCAGCCCCCGTGGAACTGCGGCCCACGGAAGCGCTCAGGCTCGGACGCCGGGATGCCCTTGATCAGGCTGCCGTTGGTCAGGCGCAGCTCATGGGCGGTCTTGTTGTAGTCGGCCACCAGCGCCTTGGGGATGATGGTCATCAGGCCGGAGTCACCCTCGAAGCAGGTGGCGCGAACGTCAGCCGAGGTCGGGGCGGCCACCAGCCAGCGGGTGCCGGGCTCCTCGAACGCCCACCAAGCGATCTGCTCGGCGGCGGTGCGGGTCTTGCCTGCGCCACGGCCAGCCAGCATGAGCCAGATGGACCACCAGTCGCCGGGCGGCAGGGATTGGTGCAGGTGCTGGGTGTGCAGCCACGTCATGCGCCATGCCCACGCCAGTCGATACTCCGGGCTGGCCAGCGCCAAGGTCTTCTTCACCTCGGGATCTTCCAGCAGGAGCGCGATGTCACTCATTGGCGGCGGCTTGCTTCTTCAGCTCGACGTTCTTGAGCAAGGCGGCCAGCAGCTCTTGCGCTTGGACCTCCGCCTCGATCTTGATGGGGTTCTCGGCGTCACCACCGACGGCCACCTTGTTCCCATACTTCTTGGGGTTCCAGCAGGCCAGCAGCTTGAGCCGGGTCTCGATCTGGAGCTTGCGGTGGCCAAGCATGTCGTCCTCGGTCACCGTCATGCTGTCCTCGTCTTCCCCAGCCCCCGAGCTGAAAACCTTCTTCTGGCCCATGTGCGGCGTGTTCGCAATCTCAAGCGCCTCCTCAGCCAAAGCGTCATAGCCAAGATCACGCGCACGTGCGAGCCGTGCGGCGAAGTCGGGACGGTCAACCACCCAATCGTAAACAGTGCGCCAAGCTGGCATCCCCTCCATACGGCACACACTGCGAAGGTTCACTCCGTTCGATACCAGTGCGCAGATCTGCTCTGATAGCTCCTCTGTGTACTTTGATCCGGATCCCTTGGGTGCGCCCATCTTCTTGGCTGGGGCTTCTTGGGCCTCTGCGGGCTGCGGCGCTACCAACCCCTCGGCTTTAGGCTTCGGGGCTGCTGTGGCTCGCTTGCGTGGCTTGGCGGCTGTGTCTGGCATGGTGCTCGTCCTTCTGTGTTCAGAAGATCGTAACCGAGTCGGTTATTCCGTGCTCAGGGGTAGCTCGTCTTGCTCTGGTGCGCGGTACTGCTCGATCTTGGTTCCGGCGGTGAGCTGGGAGACAAGGTCGTCCTGTGTGGCGACGTGAATGTTGAAGGTGCTGTTGGCGACGTGGCTCAGGGCTTGCTGGCGCAGGCTGGCTTTGACGAGGCGCGTGCCTTGGGGTCCGTGGACGATGTAGATGCGTTCTGCCATGATGGGCTCCGATTTTGTTTGATGTCCCCGGCCTCTTGTGCCGGTCGAAACCGAGTCGGTTTCTATTCGCTTTCGTGTCGCTATGTTGCCAACTTGTTTGGCACCGGGGGCCTTTCACCCAGCAAGCTTGTCAGGCCTTACCCTGCCCGTTTGGTGTCCTGCCTTGAACTTTAACGCAGGTTGCCGGTCTCAGGCTTTCGCCACACCAACACGACTGGGGACTGTTTGGTCTGGACTTCACTAGGTCGTCCCAATCCCCATGCGTGTTAGCTGTTGGTGCCGGGGTGCATCCCCGCTCACATGCACAGCGCAGCCCTTAGCCAAACAGGTTTTTAGGCTGAACACCAACACAACTGGACTGGTGGGAATCGAACCCACAGCCTTCGGGCTTGAACGGCGAATCTCGCGCCGACCATGTTCAACCCAGTTGTCTTGGCCCCCGTTTTGTCTATACGGTCGGGGGAACCGAATCGGTTTCGGTTCGCTTACCGCATGTCCGGGAACATGCACATCACAATCAAAAACACAGTGAACATTGTACCAATAATCCAGCGTTCGAGCAACGACTCTTCGGGCTGTTGGCTGGGCAGGCGGCTCATCATTTCGTCGATCTCTTGGTGGTTCATGTCAACACCTCCTTCTCCAGCACCTCAATGGATGTGGCTATCTTTTCCAGCAGGTAATCGGGCAGGCGCTCTTTGAGCGAGAACGACCACGACTCAAGCGCCGACAGCAGTTTGATAATTTCCAAGGCTTCTACGCGGGTCATGTGTTCAGCTCCTTGAGTTTGGCATTGGCCCTATAAATTGCATCGGGTACGTCTTTAGACACTGACACTATCAACGCTTGCTCTTGTCCCGTCAGCCCTACCCACGGGCGCTGTTGTGGGGTGGTGAGTGCCGCTGTGAGTCGGCGCTCAAGGTCAACTCGATACTCTTTTCGCATGGCGCTAATCCCGTCTTCTGCGATTGACGCTTTGCAGTTGTCCCTTGCTTCTTTCAGCAAATCAAGCCACGCCACCGGCTCCTGCGCTGGCTGTGCCAAAACGTCAATCACATCTGACAACAATCCACGCAGCGGGTCTACTGGGTCAAGTTGCGCCCACTCCTCTGCGATACGGTCTTTGAGACGTTCGTTCATGTGTTCTTCTCCTTGAGGCTCTCGATGTACTGGCACAGGCGCTGGAACACTGCTGGCTCCAGTGCGATCACTTTGTTTTCGTGGTGGTTGGCGGCCAGCCACACTTGGTAGCCGTCGAAGCTGGCGTACACGCCGTCGCCGAGGTAAGCGTCTTCGCTCATGCCGCCACCTTGGCCAATTTCTGTTGACGCTCGCGCAGGGCGTCGATCTCAGCCCACAGCTTGACGGCGTAGTCCTCGGCGATGTCTTGGCCCCAGACCTTCAGGGTGTCGTGGCAGTCCATCAGGGCCCGGCGGCAGGTGTAGAAGTCGTACCCTGCGACCTTGCGGGTGAACACGGCGTGATGGTTGCTGTAGCTCATTCTGCGTCTCCTTCGGCGGCCACCTTGGCCTCGTACTCTGCTTGGGCCTTGGCCACCAAGCGCCGGATGTCGGCGTTGACCAAT